GGATGCCGCGAACGACACAATGGTTCGCAGGCTCGAAACAGAACTGGACGAAAAGCGAACGTTCGCGAACGGCATCGTCGAACGCGCCAACGCCACCAACCGCGACCTCACCGACGAAGAGGGCAACCTCCTCACCGAAACCCGCGGCCGGATGGAATCCATCAAAGGCCAACTCGAGCAGCTCGAAGACATCAGCCGGGTAGCCTACGAAGCCCGCAACCGTGTACAGGAAGTCGGCACCGCCATCGACAAGATGCGCGGCGCACCCCAGATCGGCGAAATGGAATACCGCTCCGCCGGCGAATGGGCGCTCGACACCTACAAGTCGCACCTCGGTGACCGGGAAGCCACCGAACGCCTCGAAATGTACTACCGCGTCGTCGCGCACCAGAAGACGTCGGACAACCTGGGCATCGTTCCCGACCCCATCGTCGGCGACGTCGTCAACTTCATCGACGCAGCCCGACCCATCGTGTCCGCCCTCGGCCCGCGCCCACTGCCATCCAGCACCTGGCACCGGCCGGTAGTCACCCAGCACACCAGCGTGCAGAAGCAGGGCACCAACGGTGCGGCGGCCGACGAGAAGACGGAACTGGTCTCCCAGAAGATGACCATCACCAGGCTGACGGCCAACGCTGTCACCTACGGTGGCTACGTCAACGTGTCGCGGCAGAACATTGATTTCTCCCAGCCGTCGGTGATGGATTTGATCATCAACGACCTGGCCGCGCAGTACGCCATCGAAACGGAATCGGTCACCGCCGAAGCCATCGAAGCCAGCGCCACCACAGCCGTCGGCTACGGAGCAACACCCACCGCAGCGACCGTCGCCGGTGCCCTGTGGGAAGCTGTCGCCGTCGCCTACAACGCCGTCAAGGGGCAAGGCCGGCTGCTGCTGGTCGTCGCACCCGACGTGCTGGGAACGTTCGGGCCGCTGTTCGCCCCCGTCAACCCGCAGAACGCGCAGTCCACCGGCTTCAACGCAGGGCAGGCGTTCGGCCAAGGCGCAATGGGATCGGTGTCCGGTATCAACGTGGTCATGTCCGCCGGCCTCGACTCCGGTGGCGCGTTCCTGCTGTCCACCGCGGCCATCGAGGTGTACGAGCAACGCGTCGGAACCCTGCAGGTCACAGAGCCCAGCGTGCTGGGTGTCCAGGTGGCGTACGCCGGGTACTTCACGCCGCTCACCATCACCGACGACGCAATCGTGCCGCTGACGGCGACCTAAACCGATGCGCATCGGCAAGTCCGGTCAACCGCTGGGATCGGTGCTTCACAGCACCGACCCCGGCGGGAAGCCGAAGAAAGACGCAGAAGAAGCGCCAGCCCAACAAGCTGACACCAAACAGCCGGAACCCGAAACGAGTGACGGCCCACCCGCGGTCAACGCGGTCAAAGCCGACTGGGTCGACTACGCCGTAGCCCAAGGCTACGACCAGACCGGCGCGGAAGACATGACGAAGCAGGAACTCATCGATCTGTTCACGGAGAGCTGATGACAACCACTACGTACAAAGAGGATTTCCTCGGCCGCAACCTCACCAACGTCACCCCAGGAACCACGGCGGCGACCGACCAGCTCGGCCGCAATGTGGCCGCAGGGAACAAAGATTTCATCGGCCGCAGCCTGTCGTCCAGACCGCACGCCGTCAGCACCGCATACACCAAAGGCACCGTCGTGTATCTCGCCGGTGGACAGGAGCTGACATGCACCATCGCCGGGACCGGGGCGGGCACCGCGCCGACAGCACCCGGCTCCGTCGGCGGCACAGTGGTCGACGGCACGGTCACCTGGACGCGCACCGAGTAACGCATGCCTGAGCTGACCGGGGAAGACGTCACCAACTACACCGGTGGGCGCCTCGACGGTGAAAACGAAGAGGTGCAGCGGATGCTCGCCGCGTCCCTCATGCTGGCCCGCCGGTACTGCGGGTGGCACGTCAACCCGGTCATCGAAGACGACACCGTCCTCGTCGACGGCCCGGACAGCCGCATCCTGATGCTGCCAACCCGGAAGCTGGTCGAACTGACCAGCGTCGAGGAAGACGGGGCAGCGGTCGCATTGGACAAGCTCCGGTGGTCTGTTGGTCAGCCACCGGGCTTGTTCGATGCACCCGTGCGGGTACGAAAAAACGGTGGCGGCTGGTGGACCTCCAACTACCAAGGCGTCGAAGTCGTCATGACCCACGGCTACAGCGACGCCGAAGCCGTCGACTGGCGGCAAGCCGTCCTGTCCTGCGTCGACCAGCTCGCGCTGGTCACCGCCAACGTCGACGCCGGTGCGCTCACCCGCAAACAGATCGACGACGTCGCCTACTCGTATCAGCCGTACATCACGATGGGTGCCGAAACGATCTACTCCATGAACTACATCTTCGACAGCTACAAACTGCCCGCCATCGAATTCATGTAAGGGAGGAACAAGCTATGAGCCTCGGCGGCCAAACCATCACGTTCCTCTCCTACACCCCCACCGGCGTATCCGACAGCCTCGGGCAGCAGACACTCACCGAAACCGCTGTCGCCGCCGCCGGGTGCCGGCACCGCCCACTCACCTTCCGGGAGATGGTGGAACTGGAATTCGACATCGCCACCGAAGTGTGGAAATCGACCATCCCCATCAACGAGTTGATGGCGCAAAACCCCGACGCCTACAACGCCGTCATGACCGTCAAACCGCAAGACGCGATCAGCGTCGACGGAATCGTGTACCAAGTGCTGGGCGGGGTACGCCCCCACCCAGACATGGACGGCAATCCGTACAAGGCGACCCTCATATCAACGAAGCAGATCGGCTAGGAGACCATCATGGGCAGGTTCACATCAGAGATCGTCAACGGCCAGGTCATCCTCCGCCGCAAAGTCGCCGAAGCCGCTGCGCCACCCTCGCAGCCGACCCCGCCAGCAGAGGACAAGGGTGTCGAAGTGGTGACCGAAGAAACCCCCGACCCCAAGACGCGGCGCCGCCCCAAAGCCGACGAGGTAGTCGATGGCTGAAACGAGGCTGCTAGAAAACCGTAAACAGATCAAAGATGGTCTGCGGATACAGGTTGAACGCACAGCGGAGAAAGACCCGAAACCCCGTGCCCTCGCCATAGAGGTGCAGCAGTACTGGAAGATGCACGAAGCGCCAGCCCCGTGGAACTACCGGCCGGAATCGATCACCGGAACGAAAGTCCCACCAGGCTACGCGACCGGCGACTACGCCAACTCCATTCATGTGCGGCAGCAACGCGGACCCAAAGGCCGCTTCATCTCCAGCTTCGAGGTGTACACCTACCACCCCAACGCCCACTACCTCGAGTACGGCACCGACATCGACAACCCCGACTCCCAGTCGCCGTGGGGCCGGTACACACCCACACCCGAATTCGCGCCTGCAGCCCGTACCGCCCACCACTTCGGGGCCGGTACCAGATGACTGCGGAACTTTTGGATGAGGGACCAGATGACGCTGAAACCGTCACCATCGCCTGGCTGAAACCGCTCCATCCTGACGGGCACGTAGCCAACACCCGCCGCAGCGGAGCCCCCCTACCCTTCATCCTCGTCCACCACCTGAGCAGCAACGAAAGCGAAACCCTCTCCACCTCCAACGCTCTCGTATCCATCCACGTGCTCACCCACAAAGCGGCCGGTGAAGTCGAATCCCGCGACGAAACCGACCGCATGCACCGCCGCATGCTTCTCCTCGCCCGAACCCTCGACGACGTCGACCTCGGCGGCGGACGCAACGCCACCATCGACTTCGTCAACGTCACCGAATCGCCGACCCGGCAGGAATACGGTGACGAAAAAATTCTTCGCAGGGTAGGCCGCTACAACATCGGCTTTTCCTACGCGAGGGTGCAGTAAAGAACACCGGAACACCAGTAAACTGCCTGTAGCGAAAGGAACAAATCGTGCCCATCCCAGCGGTCGGAACTTCATGGAGGGCAGGCGGGTTCAACGACGTCGACTCCAGGTTCAACACACGCGGCGGTCTCGCCGCCATCGGCATCCGCATGAACCGCGGCTCCGCCACCAACATCTCCCCCTGGACGTCGGGTTCCCCCCCGACCCGCAACTGGTCACCCTTCGCTGAAGACGGCAACCCCCGCGACGACCTGTGGGCAGTGATCCGCGTCGACGGCGAGTGGGTCACCAACCCCGAACCCAACGAAGGCTTCCTCCTCATCGGTGCGTTGACTGAGGACGGCGGCCCGGAACGGGCGTACGAGATCAACAACGACAACCAGATGATCTTGCAGTCCAACATGCCGTTCGACACCGACCTGACTGAAGAGTCGTTGTCGATCAACTTCACCGGTGTGGAGACTTTGAAGCCGACGATGAAACGTCTGCGGATGAACCTCGCCCTCCATGATGGTGCCGGTAACCTGTTGGTCGAAGACGCCGGTACGGAGAACTTCAACATCGGTAAGCCCACCGACAATGATGGCCCGGAGTACCAGATTGTTTTGTTCTTCGCCCGCCGGAAGGGTGGCCGGTTCCTCTACACCGCTGAAGGCTATTCGCTGTGCAAGCTGAACAACGTCGGCAACTTCCGCCGCTCCAAGACGGACCCGGACGCCGGCGAGCTCGGCTACATGGTGCTGCCCGACCCGTTCCTCGTCGGTAAAGACCCCAACGACCCCACCTCCGACGAACTGGTTCCGCTCCTCAGTGTGGAGTGGACGTCGGGTGACGGCTGGACCGCTATCGGTGGCGTCCCGGTGTGGCCGGGTGCGGTGCCTTTGGGTACTGCCGCGGGTGCGACGGGTGCGACGGTGTCTGCGACTGATCCGACCGGTGGCGGTGACCCGTTCACGGTGACCGTGGAGAAGTCGATCAGCCCGTACTCGTCGTGGACGTCGGCGACGGTCGCGTCGACGCAGGACGATACGCCGGATGCTGGTTCGACTCAGTACACGGTCAGTGGTTTGACGACGGCGACGACGTACAAGTTCCGGTTGACCGCGACCGGGTCGAATGGCGCGTCGACGACGTCGGCGGCGTCGAACACGGTCACTACGTCGTAGGTTTCGCTACCGCTTCGGCCCCGGCACCGTTTTCCCCCCTTCGGTGTTCGGGGCCGAAGTCTGTACGCCATTATTGGGTGGTCGAAGTTGGGGGATGCTACAAGCGGTGATCGTCGGGTAGCTGTCGGTAATACTGCTCCGAGGCAGCCGCCAGGCTGGCCCCGCAAGCGGGGCACGGGCGACCGTCTGCGTAAGCGGTGAAGATGGTTGACAGATACCGGTCGCACGACGGGCATGTCAGTTTGTACGTCATGGCTCCTTCTACTGGTCGAAGTTACGGGATCGTGCAAGCGTTGCCGTAGGTGACAAGATGCCTGCAATGGCGGCAGAACCACGATTGGCGACTGTCCCTGTACCGGCTCATCTGGCTATCACACTTCCAACAACGGCTTCGCCGCCACGCATATAGCTTCACGGGTCGGGGCGGGCACACTATCGCCATACCCATGTATCTAGCCCCTCCTTTGGGTGGTCGAAGTTGGTGTGCAACGCCGGTAACCGCCACTTATGTCGGCCTGATGAATCCGGTACATGAGCAGTCTTGAACACAGCGCCGTACCGGGTTGCCGTAGTGCCGCTCATAGTCGTGTCCACACCGCAGGCACTTGTCGTGCTGGTAGTCGAACCGCTCGGCTCCGATGGCCGTCCCCAAAGCCCGAAGGTTGCCGACCTCCTCGGTTGACAGAAACCCAGACCCGAAATCCATCGAATTGATCGCGATGTCATAGACGTCCATGACAGCGTGTGTCACGTCCATTTTCGCGCCATCACGCTCGACATAGACGGTGAAGTCGGGGTGCGGACGTGCTGGCTCTTCGTCCATGTCTACCTCCGTTGACTACTGATAATCATGCGCTATGTCAGGCTGGGCGTGCCTGCTCAATAATCCGGGACAACTGATCCAACACAAACGACGGCACCACATCAATCGTGTGCACCGCACCCAACAAATCAATCGGCAACACCTCCAACGCCGCCGCCAACGCAACCAGATCATCCACATCCACACGGCGGGCACCTAACTCGATCTCACTGATCGTGTTGTGCGCCATCGGAGTACGGTTACGCCCCATAACCTCGGCGAGTTCCCGCAAGGTGTAGCCGCGTATCTTGCGGAACTTTGCGATACGGGTTCTCACCGTTTCCCCGGTGGGGCCGATCCCCACCCTCCTTGTCGGCATAATGCAGACAGTAGTGTGTCGTTTGC